CGAAATCAGCTTCCGGCACGGGATGCTGCGGCGGGCGGCTAGGTGGCCGGATGGGCTGTCGAACATTGAGGTGACGTTCACGCACGGCTACAGCGACATCCCGGGCGGGATACAGGATGCGGTGCTGGAGCAGGCCGCCATCCTCGCCCTCGTCCCTTCCGGCGTCCAGTCCGAGTCGGCGGGCAGCCAGTCCATCACGTGGGGCCATCAGGCCACCACGGGCGTCACGGATAAGTGGGTGGCGGCGGTGGCGATGTACAGGCTGAACGGGGACCGCACATGAGCCTCGTCCAGTTCGCCACCCACACCATGACCATCACCCGGCCCGCCCGGGTGAAGGACCACGGCGCATGGGTCGACGACTGGGATAACGCCGAGGCGCCGAGGGTGGTGGAGGGCTGCGTGGTGTTCCCCGGCGTCAGCGATGAGCAGCAGGGGCGGGCCGATGCGCAGGAAATCCTGTTCACGGTCCTTGCCCCCGAGGGGACCGACATTCTGGGCACGGACAAGGTGACCGTCGACCTTGAACCGGACCTTGAACTGGCGGTGCACGGGCGGCCCCGCCGCATCCCCTCACCCACCGGAATGCTCGCGCACGTGCAGATCGAGCTGAGCGAATGGAAGGTGCTGTGATGGCCGGGCTGGACATGAAATTGAACAGCAGGGAAATCGACAACCTCCTCAAATCACCTGCAGTGCAGCGGCGCCTGCTGCAGGCAGCGCAGCGGATAGCGGCGGCGGCGGGCCCCGGCATGGAGGCCAGTGTGGAGGTCGGGCGCACCCGCGCCCGCGCCTCCGTCATCACCGCCACCACCGAGGCGCGGAGGGCGCAGGCCACCCGCCTCGCCCTCATCCGCGCACTGGACGCGGGGCGGGGGTAGGCCATGTGGACGATGCCGGATGCCGTGCAGTTCTTTTGCGACTACCTGGAACCCGAACTGGGGGTGCCTGTGGGGGTGGAGGCGGCGGGGACCGCCCCGTTCGTCCGCATCAACCGCACCGGGGGCCCTAAGCAGACCCCGGTGTCGGACCGCCCGCAAATCACCTTCGAAATCTTCCATCGCCTAGGCAGCGGCAGCTGGGCGCTGGCGGAGCAGACGCGGGAGGCCGTGTACGCCCTTGCCGGTACCACCGTCTCCGGCATCAACGTCAAGGACGTGCAGGAGGCGGGCGGGCCGCAGAGCGAACCGGACCCGACGTTCCCGGCCCTGCACCGGCACACCTTCACGCTCCTCGTCCACATGCGCGGGGCCCCCTGATACCCCCGGCACCCGCCGGACCATCTCAGCCGCGGCTGGGAACAACACCAGAATCCCCGCCCCCGGGGAACCCATGAAAGGAAAACGGCCGTGGCAAAAGACTACTCAGCCATTCGCGTTTATGGCGACCTCGAAAGCGAAGTGTTCTTCGCCCCCGTAGGTACCGCCCTCCCCACCACCATCACCGCCGACCCGACAGCACCGTTTGAGGCCGTCGGCTGGCTGTCCGAGGATGGCGTCAGCCTGAACGTCAGCACCGACGTACAGAAGTTCAAGGGCTGGCAGGGCGGCGCCACACTCCGCACGAAGGTCACCAGCACCGAAAAGTCGTTCAAAATTCAGTGCCTGCAGGAGACCCCCGGGGTCACAGAACTGTATTTCGACCACGGCGCCCCGGTGGTGACCGGCACCGCCCCCAACGAGGTCGCGAAGATCGACCTGCCCGAGGGCATCGGCACCGTGGAGCGCACCGCCGTCGTCAAGTTCGTCGACGGGGCGGTGACGAAGTACCTGTGCTGCGAGACGGTGCAGGTGACTGAGCGGGGGGAGCTGGCGCACCAGAACGCCTCCATGACGGCATACGAGCTGACGCTGGAAATCGTCGGCCCCGCCTACATCCTGACCAACGCGGAATCCTACGTGGCGTAGGCGCCGCCCCCTATGCAGGCTGCCGGGGTCTTCCCCCGGCGATGGTTCGCCCCGGCAGCCGCCCAACCCAGCACCACCTGAACCATCGCCCCCAAACCCACTCACAGATAAGGGAATCATCGCCATGACTACCGCACCGAACAAGGTTGAAGCGAAGCGGCGGGCAGCCCAGCCCGCCACGGTCCCGGCAGGGGCTAAGCAGCCGATGGACCACCAGAGCGCGAAGGAAGATGCGACGGGGCCGAAGGATGTGACGGTGTGGTGGCCGCCAGTGGAGGGGGCGGCGGAAAGCCACAGCTACTTCATTTCCGGGGAGGCGCTGGACGACCTTGAACTGCTGGAAACGTTCAACGACGGCAACTTCGCGAAGGCGCTGCAGATGCTGCTGGGGCCGGAGGGGTGGCAGGCGTATAAGGACAACAACCGGAACGAGCGGGGGCGGGTCACCGCCAGCGGCGCAGCCGAATTCCTTGAGCACGCCTTGAAAGAAGTGAAGCGGGGAAACTCCTAGCCCTCGCGTACCTGCTGGCCAACTGCCCGGCGCAGGTCGAAGCTGACCTGCAGCTGTACTACGGGTTCGATCTGGCCGACATGTACCGGGGGTTAGTGAGCGTCCGGAAAATCTGCGTGCTGGTGATGAACCTGCCGCGGGGGGCGCAGACGTGGATTGCCATGGGCGGCCCCGGCGCCATCAGCGCCGAGACCGAGGCGGCGTGGATCATCGAACACGCCCTGTACCTGATCGCGTACGGGCAGGGCGGCAGCAAGGGGCAGAAGCCGGAGATGCGGCCCTACCCGCCGGGCTTCGAAGCGGCCAATAAGAAGGCGCAGTTCACCCAGTCGCGGGCCGAGAAGTTCAGGGCCAAACACCACCAGCGAACGGAATGAAAGGGGTTGCCCCGTGGCCGTTGAACTCGCTACCGCCTACATTTCCATCCTTCCCAGCGTCCGCAACATCCGGCCCCAGCTGGAGAAGCAGTTCGCGCCCGTCTCGCACGTGGCGGCGAGCACGGGTGCGCAGGCGGGCGGCATCTTCAGCTCCGAGTTCGACAAGCACACCAGCCACGTCGGCAGCGCCCTTGCGAACACCCTGAAGGCGGGGGGCGCGATCATCGGCGGCGCCATCGCCGCCGCGGGCATCGTGGGCGTCAAAACCGCCGCTCAGCTGGAACAGGCCGACATCGCATTCTCAACCATGCTCGGCAGCGGGGAGAAGGCGAAGGACTTTCTGGCGGAACTGAACCAGTTCGCAGCCAAAACCCCGTTTGACCTGCCCGGGCTGCAGAAATCCGCGTCGTCCCTTATTTCTGTGGGCATCGACGCCAACAAGGTCATCCCCATCATGACCAGCCTAGGTAACGCCACCTCCGGCATGGGCACCGGGGCCGAGGGGGTCAAGCGGGCGACGGTGGCGCTGCAGCAGATGCAGGCTGCGGGCAGGATCACCGGGCAGGACTTGAACCAGCTGCGTGACGCCGGTATCCCCGTCTTCGAGCTGCTGGCCGCGGCCACCGGGAAAACGACCGCCGAGGTCGCCGGGCTGGCGCAGGCAGGCAAGCTCGGGAAAACGGAGCTTGACCAGCTGTTCACCGCACTGGAGACCGGGAAGGGGCTGGAACGCTTCAACGGCCTCATGGAGAAGCAGTCGGCCAGCCTGACCGGGCTGTGGTCGACCGCCAAGGATCAATTCACCGTAGGCATGGCAGAGGCCATCCAGCCCGTCATTCCGCTGCTGAAGGATGGGCTGGGCGGCGCCACCGCCTTCCTGTCCGGTACCGTGCTGCCCGCCGTCACCAGCGGGCTGAAGGAATTCACCGGGGGCGTCACCGCCTTCGGCGCTGCGTGGAAGGCGAACGACGGGGACGTGACCTCCAGCGGCTTCCCCGGGTTCATGGAACGGGTGGCGTTCTGGCTGCGGCAGGCATGGGACGCCATCAGCCAGATTGACGTGTCCAGCGTCTCCGGGTTCGTCGCCAGCCTTTCAGGGTTCGGCAACACAGGGGAGATCGTCGGCTCCGTGGTCGAATCTCTGGTCAAGCTGTGGCCAGCGGTCAAGGAATTCGCATCGCAGGCACCCAGCCTCCTCGGCGGGGCGCTGGAGCTGCTGAACGGCGCCCTCGGCTTCCTCGCCGATCACGTGGACACGATTATCGAGCTGATGCCGCTGATCGTCGGCGCTTTCGTGCTGTGGAAGGCCGCCTCCGTGGTCCTTGCCGGGGCGCACCTC